AAAAAACAAAAGAGTAAAGGTGAATTAGATGCTAAAACTAAAGCAACTCTTGCTGCTGCTAATAAAGCAAAGAACCAAGCCCTTACAGATAAAGGATCTGCTATCCAAGATAGGATGAAAGACTTAGCTACATCCACTCCACTAAAAAAGGTTGTAACTATTGGAACTACTAAAGCTAAAGTTGCTGCTGCTGAAACAGCACTTAAGGCAGCTGATGCTGAAGAAACAAAACAACTTAAAGTTCAAATTGCTAAATTAAACAAACAGGCAGCTGATGAAGTTAAAGCTCTTAAGGATTATGCATCAACTGAAAAAGATGAAAAGCCTGATGAAGAAGCTCCAGTTCAAGACACTGAGGTTGCAAATGATGATGAGGAAGGAACTCAAGAAGAAGATCCTAATGCTTCTAAGATTGCTCAATTAGAAAAAGATATTGCAGCTTACAATAAATCTATTGAAACAGAAAGAGCTTCACTAACTAAAGCACAATCTGAATTAGAGCAAGCAAATAGAGATAAAGAATTAGGAAGAACTTCAGATGAAGCAATTCAAAAGATCAAAAAAAGAATTGAAGATAGTCAAGAAGATATTAAAGAACTTAAGAAAAAAGAATCAGATTCCAAAAATGCTTTAGATAAACTTCAACCTAAAGAAGAATCTGTTTCTGAAGATAGAGCATCTGAAATAGAAAAAGCTATTAAAGATAAAGCTAAACCTAAAAACTTGGTTCCTAAAGCAAGTATGCCACCTAGTGAGGCCGAAGAAGTTAAAGAAGCACATGCTGGTGAATCTATGGGAGATAAGTTTAGAAGGTTAATGGCACAACATAATGTACAAAGTTCGTAAAATAAATTTTGGTTGGTATAAAAGGAGGCATGGTATTCTATTGGAGAATCTGCCTCCTTTGAAGCAAAAACTTTTATTAGATAATGATTATCTTAAATGGTTAGATTCTGATACTCAGGCTTTTGAAATTATTTTTAAAGTTGAGGATATGAATGAACATGAAAAGAATCCTAATAAAATAGTTTGGAATCCTTTTAGAGAAACTCTCACCACACTTAAAGAAGTTGAAGCTGATTCAAATCTCATAGATTGGAATTGTGCAATTTGTAGAGTTGATATTAAATCAAGAATGAATTCAAAAAAGATTGAAAACTTTGTATGCAACAAATGTTCTCAAGCACATAACTCACGGAATAAAAGAGTAGATCAAAGAATAATAGATTCGTCTGTTGAATTTACTCAACACTGTAAATCATTATTAAAAGGTGAGCAGAGGGAGTTTATCACCTATGTTCGTAGATCAACTAAGGCTTAAGGCTCTTATCAAATCAATCTTAGGGAATACTTCCAATTTACTATTTATAGAAGCATTGTAACATTCAATACCTTTTGTATATAAAAGCTCTCTTAAAACAGTAAACCCGGGAATAAATTGATTTCTGTAAATGTTTTCAGCTGTAGCATTTACAGGATATCCATCATGGAAATGGCTAAGTGCACCTTCGTTACCCATGTCATATCCTAACAATACAATTCTTTTGGCTCCTAAATGAACTGCTAAATTTATTGCAGCATATCCACTGTTAAGACCATGTGCTAAAGAATCACGAGAAGATTCTAAACCAAACTTAACACCTTTCTTTAAAACGTGAACCTTTCCAGTATAATGATTACCTGCTTTTAATGTATACTTAAGCCCTTTGAATTTATCAATATCCTTTTTATACCACATGTATACTCGAGAATCAGTCCAATATACAGCATCAGCATTAGGGTAAAATTGAACAGCTCTATTTATTGCTATTGTTTTTTTACCGTTTAGAGCATCCCATTGAAAACCTTTAAGAGAAGGCCCACCACCTATAAGATAAACAGTTTCATCTAACCATATAGGTTTAACTGTATCATAATTCCACTTAGCAATAGAAGAGGAATGAGTATTTGATACTGTAACCGGATTGCTTTTAATAACAGGAGGTACATTAGTTTTAACAATCTTATTTGTTCTAACACCTCTTTGTATTCTAGTTTGGCTGTGTGAGTTTGCTTGCTGTGGAGCATTGCCTGGTTTTATCCTACGAATTCGTCGCATGTATTGCTATATTTTTTTTATTTATTCATCCTAAAACCTTTTCATTTTTTTACATATAAAAATAAATCTATCTAATAATATGAAGAACATTCAAAACATTCTTTTAACAGAAAAATACAGGCCTAAATCTTTAGATGACTTAATCACTCCAAAAAGAGTTGGAGATAAGTTAGGTAAAGGAGTTTATCAACATTTACTATTATATGGTAGCCCAGGAACTGGTAAAACATCTGCTGCTAAAGCTTTAGTAAAACATTTTAATCATCCTTACTTATACATTAATGCATCAACAGATACATCAGTGGATATTGTAAGAAATAGAATTACTGACTTTTGTGCTAATCGTTCTATAATGGATGAACCTGGAAAAATGAAAGTTATTATTCTTGATGAGATTGATGGAGTATCAGATCAATTCTTTAAAGCATTAAGGGCTACAATGGATCAATTTAGTATTAATGCAAGATTTATTGCTACATGTAATTATATCAATAAAGTTCCTGATCCTATTCAGTCAAGATTTGAAATGATAGATTTTGATTTTACAAAAGATGAAGAAACTGAAATTATGAAAGGTTACATAATGAGAATTCTTCAGATTTGTAAAGAAGAAGGTATAGGTATTGACAAACATGCTGCTGTTGAATTAGTAAAAAGAAAATTTCCTGATTTAAGAAATATGTTAAATGCTATACAAGGATTTAAATCTCAAGGTTTAGAAACTGTGGGGGTTGAGGATATTAAGAAATTCAATTCGGTCTATAAAGATATTTATGATTTGGTTATAGATGGAACAGACCCAGTAAAGAATTATCAGTATTTAGTATCTAATTATTCAAGCAGAGTAGATGATGTACTTTCTTCTTTAGGTGCAGAGTTCATTGATTATATAAAACAAGAAAGGCAATCATATGTACAATTTATACCTCAAATTATTGTATGTATATCCAAATATCAATCACAAAGACAATTGGTGATAGATCCTGTTATTTCAATGCTCGCATGTGTATATGAATTACAATCAATTTTAAATGGAGCATAATGAGAAAACAATTCTTAGATAAACTAATAAAGAAATTTCCTAATGATTATCAATTAGGGCAAGCAGTTAGAAGATATTTCATACTAAGACAAGAAAAGCTATCAAAAGAAGAATGCGAAGAAACTGTCTTAGGAGAAACTTTCAACTTTAACTAAAACTTGTTATATTTAATTAAACAAATAATAATATGAAAAAGACAGGCAGACATACGTTTGTTATAGATGGAAATTATTTTCTATTTAGAACATTATATGTGTTACCGAGCAGATCTAAAAAGAAAGGTCTATTAGGTACTGAAGAAGATACTAATGCCTTTATGAGAAAATTGGCAACTGACTTTGCATACCAGATCCGATTATTTGAAGGTCTGATTGACAAAGTTATATGGACTGTAGATTCTAGATCCTGGAGAAAAGACTTCTATCCAGAAGCAGACTATAAAGGTAATCGTAAACAAGATAGTAACATTAACTGGGAAAACTTTTCAAAGGTTACATCAGAATTTATTTCTATGATATCTAAACAAGGTGTTATTGTTTCTAAAATTGATGGTGCTGAAGGTGATGATCTTATGTATGCATGGAATACTGAATGTCTCGCTAATGACAAATCTGTAATTATGTTTACCGGAGACAGAGACTTGGTACAATTAGTAGATAAGAGTAAAAACAATAATACTCATACTATTCTATTTTCACCAGCACATAAAAAATTATATACATATCAAGGATTCTCTGAATGGATGAATGCCGAAGAGGAAGATAAAGAATCTACAGATATATTTGATGTTCTTAAAACTTCTGTATCTCCAGAGAATCAGGCCAAAAAATTACTTAAGACTTTAATTACAAAGAAAAAGGCTTCTGTTATTGAAGTTGACCCTGAGGAATTCAGATTCCGTAAAGTTCTTACAGGTGACTCTGGAGATAATGTTCCACCTGCATACCACTATACACTTAAAAACAGAAGGTATGGAATCAGTGAGAAAAAAGCCACTGCTATTATTTCTGAATTTAAAGAAAAACATGGAGTTCTTTCTCATATGTATCTTTACAATGACGAGTATGTTACTGACTTGGCTAATATGACTATTAGAGTTATGAATGCCAAACATATGAGCAGAGAACAGATTATTTCTAATATCAAATCTAATGTTAACCTAATGGTTCTTGCTGCTGAATCAATCCCAGAAGGTATTTTAGACGAAATGTTTGTTTCTGTAGAATCTAAAATGAATCAGAAAGGACTTCAACTAAAATCAATTTCTACTATGAAATCATTATTAGAAGGTACTTCATATTTAGATGATGATTCAATTGCAATATCATCTAAGATTTTTAAAGACGATGATAAAGATGATTCCGATTTTTCTTTTATCAAAGATCGTAAAACTAAGGGAAAGATATTTTAAACATTTTTCCTTTTCTTCATATAAATATAAAATATATCAATGAAACTATTTGACTATATAAGAGTTCTTTTCGGTAAGGATGAACAATGGGATAAGGTAAGTAATTACGATAAGTCTAAAAATTCATTTATGACAAATCGTTTTATGAGTATCAAATTTCCTGTTCAAGCTAATTTATTTAATGCATTAAAAATTGACCCAGTCGGTCAAGCAGAGTCATGGAGAATGGTAGCATCTAAATTTAATAGAGTTCCTGGATTCATTTATACGAAGGTAAAGAAAAAGCCTAAACAAAAAGAATGGACGCCAGATCCAAAAGCATTAGAACTTTATATGAAGTTTAATGAAATAGGTGAAAGAGAATATAAAGAAGCATTAAAACACGACCCATCACAAGTTCAGTCCGCGATAGATATATTACAAAAACAGATGGGAAATGATGTTAATTGACAGTCAATTTGAATTAGGTATACCAACTCACATTTCATTTACATTATTTAAGTATGATTATTTTGATAGTGTAATAATTTCACGAGTTAAAAAAGAATGTAAAAACTATTCTGAAAAGGAAGGTGAGTATACAATAAAACTATCATCTTTTATTAATGCTCTTAATACAAGCAAAAGATTAAGAGGCGAAATTAAAAAGTTTGAAAATTTAGATTTGCATACAGTGCAAGAATCTAAACCTAATGCTATATTCTTTCTATGGTCAATAATAAAGAGATTAAATAACTTAGAATGGGTGACCTTTAAAATATCCGATGATAAAAAATATACTCGTTTAGTAAAGGTAGAAAGAGGAGAAGTTGTAAGTTTTCATTTTAAAATAGTTGAAGGAGCTTTTGATCTAACTAAAATTTTGAGCAGAAAAGAATTGGATGATTTTAATAAAACTCTAATTGATGTCGGCATATTACCGAACAAGTATCTAGAAAGATCTCCTTATTTTTATATGAAAGCAACTGTTCTTTTTGATATTTTATCTACAATGGAAGTCAACGGACTTTTATCATCGTTTAACTTTTTAGCAGAGATTGATAATAAGTTGGAAGAAGATGATCCTATCCTTACTGTGAAGACAGACTATACTCCTTATTAGGAGAATATATAAACAAAATATCTTTAATGAATGGCCGTTAATGGAACTAAAACAGATGCCAACGGTGATGCTATATTAATCAGTCTACAAACACCATACAATAATGTTGTAGAAGTAATAGGTTTCACAGATTCTACTAAGGGAGAAACTACCTCTATCTTTTTTGATAAACAATTTAGATGGGGAATAGATGGTGTAACTTATTCTGATTATGTAACACTTACTGATGCAAACCTTAAAGCATTACTTTTAAACCCAGAAAATCCTTTTTGGATACAATACAAATATACACAAGTCGGTGATGGTGAATTGGAGTTTGAATCAATTGCATTAGAAATAGTAACTGACGGTGGTGTAATTTGTAAAATTCCACAAATTGAATGTTGTGATGGGCAAACATTATCAGGGGCACAAAACTTAGTTGTTGATTGCTGTGAAGGTCCTTGGGATCCTTATGACCTATCACGAGCTTCTCAGATGTATAGGCAACTTTCGGCAGTTGCTTCTAATATGTTTGGTTTCTGTGTTGATTATTTTAAGACAGCTGCTGACCAAAGAAGTAAAGATGTTATACTAAAAGAGTATTCTTTGTTTAATGTAATGTCTTCAGCGGAAGTAAAGATACTTATACCTGATAACGAATTACCAACAAGAGAGATACAATTCAATCCTCTTATGATGGACTTCCCGGTTCAATTTGAAGTTCATATTGTAAAATCTGCATTTGAGGCTGTCTTTGGTGTTGGTTCTAAACCAGAGATGAGAGACTATTTATATTTTAAACAGTATATGAATAGGATGTATGAAATAGATGCAATTGCAGAAGCTGATGATTTTCTTTATGAAGGTTCTTATTGGAGAGTAAGTCTTGTACCTTATCAACAAAGAACTGCTGTTATGTTTCCTAATACAACAGAAGGTAAAAATGTTGAGACAGAAACAAAGGCTCTTGTTTCTAGTGCTGAAGAAAAATTTGCAGAAGAAAGAGAAGATGAATTTGAAGATGTTAGAAAACCTAATCAGTATAACACCATAGGAAGCTTATGTAATGATTATGTAAGAAGAATCTTAGATAAGAAATTAATTATTAAAGAAGAGAATGTTTACAATCAGTGGACTATTATTTCTAAGTATCACTATAATTTAGGATCTTTATTAGATAATGAAGAAGGTGTTGAATATCAGTATAAAGGCGGATGGACAAAAACAGAAGATAGAGCATTCTCATTTTGGGTAAGACCTCAATATGTCAATCCTATAGGAATAAATGTTTTAATTACAAGTATTACAAATAATAATGGTAAAGCTCAATTTAATACAGGCGGTCTTCCATCATTAGCACAAACCCTTAAAGTTGGAAATTGGATTGCTGTTGCTGGTACTAATTCATATAATGGAATTCAAAAGATTATAGATATCACTGGTAATAATATAACCATCGATACTGCCTATATAGATGATGTCATTAGTGGTACTCCTAAATTTAATAGAGAAGCAAGTAATAACTTTATCTCGTATGATAATGATAGTTCACCATTGACAACCTATGTTGAATTTACATATACTCCTAATTGGTTTATTATGAAAATTAATAACGAGTATTACAAATGGAAATTTGCATCAACTTCAACTTTATCATTGGCCAAAGGTAAATGGTTTGCTTTTGTTATTAATCTTAATGCAGTGGCAAATCAATTAAGCTTATATGTTTATAGTACACCAGAAGATAATACTGCTATCAATCCTGCTGAAACTGCTAAGCTTACAAAATTATTCCATGAAGTAAAAGGTTATACTCCAGAAGATGTAATAACTAATCAGTCATGGAAACTCTTAGGATGTAAAACAGATTTAACAAATATCCGTATTTGGAAAAAGCCTATAGAAGAAGAATTACAAACATTGATCTTAAGCCAGTATGTTGTTAAAGATACTCACTTAACTTTATTATTAGATAATGCTGCACCTCAATTATTACTTGATAAGCAGAGTAACCCTAGATAAACCTGGAATATATAATACAAATTAAAACTCTATGGAAGATAATTCTAAAGATAAATTTAGAGATAGCTTAGGTGATCTATTAAGTGATTTACCAGACGAAGTACCAGGATTAGAAGAAACTCCTGAATTACCTAAAGTAAGATTAGAAAGTACACAAGCAGTTGCTTTAACTAGAGCCAAAGGAAAGGCACAAAAGGTAATGAATAGTTTACTTAAATTTTATTTAAGTGAAGAAATTATTGCGGAGCATGAATATATCCAAGCTAAAGCTCAATTAGATGAATATGCATTAGGTATGTTAATTAGACAAATGGAAAATAGTGAAACTGCTATTACCACTCTAATGGATACAATTAATGAAGGTGATGTATCACCAAGAATGTTTGAAGTACTTAGTGATTTACAAAGAACTCTTTTAGATATCATTAAAAGTCAAACTATGTATATGGTAGCCATTGAAGAAAATGCAAAAAAGACTAGTAGAGACATTGATGTTTATCACGGAAGTCCTGAAGGAGATACACGTAATAAAACAAGTGGAGTTAAATCAAGAGGTACGAAAGATTTAATGAGAGCATTACAAGAAACTATTAACGAAGAAGATATAGAAGATGTCGATAGCGATACAGATGAAGAATAATTACATTCTTACAAAAGAAATACCAGCTGAAACGAAAACAGAAAGTGGTCTATTCTTACCAACACCAAAATACAATAGACAAGCAGAAGTTTTATCGGTTGGAGAAAATGATTCAGTTAAACCTGGAGATGTAATAATAAAAACAATAGGTAAGGGTACGGAATATACTTTTGAAAAAGAAAAGTACGAAGTACTTCATATTAACCATATCCTTGCAGTAGTAGAAGATGCCACAGAAGCCTAGACCAGATAGCGCCGGTTTTGAGTTCAGCATAGGAAAGGCTGAACAATCCTTTTCATGGACAAGTGATAAGGTAGAGCAACTTATGCTTGCTATTGAAGAAGGGTATAAACCTAAATCAACTCCATTTTATGAAGGCAACCCTAATTTAAGAAAAGGTAACATTGTATTTAATTATACTGCAAATGAATTAAAGGAGATTAAGAAATGTGCAACTGATATTGTATACTTTGCAAATAATTATTGTACTGTAATGACAGATCACGGCTTACAGACAATTAAGTTAAGACCTTACCAAGAAGAGATGTTAAGGCAATTTCAAAAAGAAAGATTTAATATATGTCTCGCAAGTAGGCAAGTTGGAAAAACAATATGTTCTTCAATTTTTATTGCTTGGTATGTACTTTTTAATTTTGATAAGAACGCATTAGTACTTTCAAATAAAGGTGCAACAACCAGAGAAATTATTGACAAAGGTAAAACTATATTGGAACATATGCCTTTCTTTTTAAAACCAGGAGTTTTAAAATGGGATGTATTTAATTCTAAATTTGACAATGGCTGTAGGATCATTGGCCAAACTACTACAAAGAAAGCAGCGATTGGTTTTACCATTCATTTATTATTCATGGATGAGTTTGCCCACATACCTCAAAACTTTGTAAATACTTTTTATGAAAATGTATATCCAACGGTGTCAGCATCAGCAAACTCTAAAGTAATAATAACTAGTACACCTAACGGCTTTAATAAATTTTATGATATTTACTCAGCAGCAGAAAAAGGCTTAAGTGAATATATACCATTCCGAGTTGATTGGTGGGATGTACCAGGAAGAGACGAAGCATGGATGAGACAAGAAGTTGCTAACTTAGGAAGTGATGAAGCATTTAACCGTCAATATGGAAATCAATTTATTGCAAGTTCATCTTTATTATTAGGTGCTGATAGCCTTAAAAAATTACAAACCGAACAGAAAGAATTTGTACATAGAGAACTTCCAGATTTTGAGGAAGAAGATGTTGAATATGAAGGTATGTTATGGCACCCTGATTTTAACCTGGATGATATAGAAGAAGATTCTAATTATTGGTTATTCTCTGTTGATATCGCAGAAGGAACTGGTGGTGACTATTCTGTGATTAATATATTTAAGGTGGAGATCATGGAGGAAAAAGATTGGAAAAGAGTAACATCACCAGGAAGTTTTGTTGATTTTTATAGAATGAGACAGATTGGAAGATTCCGAAGTAATTCTCATACGATAGAAGAATTTGCAAAATCTCTTTACATTTTAGCTTATGATATGTTTTATTCTGAAAATGTAAAAATGATTATAGAATGGAATATGTTTGGTGGTGAATTAATTAAAAGAATGGAAACTGTTTTTCCACAGAGGAATGATTATGATGAAGAATCTATTGTTAAATTTAAACATAGGATAGATGCTAAATCAAAAAGGTTTGGTTTAAAAGTAAAGAAAGACAACAAACCTATATTTTGTCAAAACTTCAAAAAATACATATCACAGAATAGAATAGTACTTTTGGATAAGAATACAGTATATGAAGCATCAACATTTGGTAAATTACCTAATGGAAGTTATGCAGGCCAATTAGGTAATGATGACCTCATAATGACATGTATAAATAGTTCTGAATTCTTCTTTACTTTAGACTTTTCCGATTTTGCTGAAGAGATTCATGATGAGGTAGACCAAAGTATACAAGATAAAATTGATGCTATACTAGAGCAAGATGCTAAGGGCGGAAATCTTAATTACGATATCTACGACTTAGTATAAAAAGTAGTAAGTGTTTGAATATATAAAAAAAGCAAATAAAAAAAATAATATAAGATGGCACTAGATCCGAAAATCGCTTCGCTTAAGGCAGCAGGAACATATCGTTTTGAATTTGACAAAAGTCAGATCGTTAGTATCCCTGCGAACCAGACTAGATTAATTGTTGGTTTCTCTAAAAAAGGACCATTCAATACACCAGTATTTGTACCAGATACTGCATTCTTTAAACAAGTATATGGTGATATTGATAGAAACTTAGAGAGAAAGGATTCTTTTTTCCACAGAAGCTGTTTAGCAGCATTGGAAAGAGGACCAATTTTAGCTCTTAATCTTTTAGCATTGGATGCAAACGATAAAGTTGACTTTATCAAGTTTGGCACAGCTGCAACTCCCGAAGTACAAGCAAATGCTGGGGCTCAAGCAGAATATCAAAAGTTCTATAACAGAGATAAATTCTTCTTCCCAGAAACAGAATCATTCTTAACGAATGTTGGCGCAAGTAATACTTTTAGCGCTGGAACAACAAATGATCTTTTAGATTTTACAAATTTAGGACAGAATCCTGTATCTATAATCGTTAGAAAGGCTGCCGCTGCAAATGTTGCAGGTCTTGAAGTAACGGCTGAAGAATGGTATGGAGCTGCAAATGTTCCAGGATTCCTAAATAAAGACAGTTTAATATCTGACTTTATGGTTGATATATTTGTCATTGAAGGAAACTTTGGTGGAGACTTTGCATCTGCAACTCCTTATGAAAGGTTCGTAGCAGATCCAACATTCCAAACATACTTTGATAAAACTAAAGGTATTAAGAGAAAATTATTTACATCAGATGCTACTGATACTATGTTAGCAGAATTCTTTAATGAGTCTGAAGTTAATTTAATTGCTCAATACACTGCATCATTACTACCTAACTTTGTAGACTTAGTAGGTAATAACCTTTTCGTAGAAAAAGTTGTTAATGCTGATACTGCAACAACCGGAGTATTTGTAGCAGTTAATGAAGAATTATTTAGCGGAGACTTTTTAATAGATGGTGTTAAAGGAGGAATTGATTTAATTGGTCATAACTTAGAGAATCAACAATCTATAAGTGGTCAAAACGAAGTTAACTTCTTATCATATGAATCTTCTATTGTATCTGATTTATGTTACAACAGAACTGTTGAATCAGGAACTACTGTAACTGTAGGTGCTACTGAAACTGCTACTTCCACTGATTTAACAAGTGGTAATGTACAAATTCAAGTAACAGGCGGAACTACAGGAGATGCATTATATGATGCATTATTTGGGATGAGAGCCAATACTGCAACTTTAGTAGGTTCTTATGTTAAAACTGCTGCAGGAACATATGCACCGGTTATATCTCATAACGTTGTAGGTGGAACTGTAACAATCGTAGTATCAGGAGTTGGTGGAGTAACTGCTGCTTCTTTCACAGTTGGAGCAGGACAAACATTGAATTATTTAAATGAAGCTGATTTTGACTTCGTTGTTAATGAAAATGCAAGTGGTGGAAATGCTGGAATAATTGCTTCTTATGGAAGTACATTATATACTCAATTCTCCAACGGTACCCTTACTGATGGTGATGAAGTTCAGTACTCTGCAACAGGTGATCCAAATGTAACTGTTCAAAGTTTCTTGGTATTCAATGCTGTAGATTACGGATTCATCCACACAGGTGCACCAACAACAGCAGTTAATAAGGTTGCAATTACTGACCCTTCATATAATTTACCAGCAGTACAGATAATTCCTTATGCTGATAACCTATTTGATACTGTAAGAACATTACAATCACAATTTACTATTGATGATCCAACAGGTAGATTTGTAAAATCTGATGGAACTACTTTAGGTGGAGCAAATGAACTATGTATTCAAACACTTAAAGGTTCTTTAAACAGAACAATTGATATTATAGCAGATTCTACTACTCAGGTACAACTTAAACCTAACCAAGTATTAATCGCAAGTGATAATCAAGATGCTGATACAGTATTAGTAGGAAACTATTTAATACACTCTGAAGGAAATGCTACAGGAAGTGTACCATCAAGGTTAACAAGAATTAATGAAGTAGTTGGAGGTTTAACGAATTCTACATATTCTACAATTCCTGCAAATAAAACTGCAATACTTGTAACAACACAATCAGAAATCTTAGTTGATACTGTAAGTGGCGTTAAAAAGGTAGAATTGTATTATCCTATTGACCGTTGGGTTGATTTCTTTAACATCTTTACATTAGATGGTTTCAAATTAGATGCTAGTAAACATGTACCAGATGGAAGTAATGATAAACAAAATAAAATCTTAACAGATACTTTAAGCGGTACAAATTTATTTAAGGCATTAACTGATAGAGAAACAATAAACTTCAGATATGTCGTAGATACATTTGGAAACGGTATTGAAAGTGGATCTAAAGCAATCTATACTACATTATGTTCTACTAGAAAGAATGCATTCGCAATAATTAATGCACCTTCTTCTAAGGACTTTAAAAATAGTACAGATCCTTCATTCTTGGATGCTACGGGAGTTCTTTCATCTAGATTAATTTCTACTGGTGGAGATCTAACGAAGAATCCAACTGTAAGATTCTCGTTACCTTCTCAAACGCAAGGTGCAAGTTTTGGAGCATTCTACTATCCTTTTATTACGGTAAGAGATTTAGGAAAGAATATAAACGTACCACCTGCATGTTATGTTTCTAATAACTTTATTGCAAAATATGAAAACGCTTTACCGTGGTCATTAGTTGCAGGAGTTAGAAGAGGAGTAGTAGGAGGAAGCGGTGTTGTAGGATTAGAATTAAATCTTGGAAAAGAGGACAGAGAATTCTTGGAGCCATTCGGATTGAACCCGATTGTATTCCAAAGTGGAACTGGGCCAACAATCTTTGCAAATAAAACTGCACAGCAGACAACTAAATCTGCTTTAAGTTCAATTAACTGTAGAGAGGTTGTAATCTTTATCCAAGATGGAATTGAAGCAATACTAAAAAATTACTTATTTGAGTTCAATACTGCTCAAACAAGGTTGGAAATTAAAACACTTGCTGATAACTTCCTCGCGACGGTTCAAAACGATGATGGTGTATTTGACTTCAGAAATGTAATGGATGAATCAAATAACCCACCAGAAGTTATTGACCAAAACATTGGTATCATTGATACATTCATTGAGCCAGTAAGAGGAATGGAAATACTCGTTCAAAGAACTACAATTCTAAGAACAGGTGCAATCCAAGCAGGAAATTTCCAATAAGATAAAAAAGTTGAATATATAAAAAAATAAGATAAATTATGCCACTACCACATTATACACAAGCAAGGGCTAGCAGTCAGAGATTTGAACCTATTCAACCAAACTTGTTTGAGGTTACAATCTTCAGTCCATTAGGCGATGATACAGGTTTGATTTTAGAACAGGTTAAATCTATTGGAGGTTTAAATAACTTAAACCCATCAGTAGACGCAGTAGCTCAGAAATACAAATTTGCTGATAGGTCTTATGCAAGTATGCCTGGACAGACTTTCGTGGATCTAACATTAAACTTTACGTTGAACCTAAATGACGCAAATGAAAATTACATGTACAATACTTTCCGTAACTGGTACAAATTAATCTATGATCCTTTAACAGGTGAAATGGGATTAAAGAAAGACTATGTAGGAAGTATGATCGTTGTTCAATTTAACAGAGCAGGTGATATTTTCAGAAAGATTACATTAAAAGATGTATTCCCAACTGCACAACCTGATTTTGTGGATGAGTTAAGTTATGAAACTCCTGAACCAGCTGAATTAACAATGACTTATCGTTGTGACCATTGGTTGGAAGAAAACGTAGGAGCATAATTAATTTTTAATTCTTAAAAAAACTGGCTAAGGCCAGTTTTTTTGTCACCACCCTAATATATAATATAGAATACATATTACAAAAACCAATGAATATATTTAAAGTAAACAACTTAGCAAACAAAAAGGTTTATGTAGGATATTCCATTAATGATAACCCTAATTATTTTGGAAACGGTAAATACATTAAAAGAGCCGTTAAAGATTTTGGAACCTTAAACTTCACAAAAGAAACATTAGAGACTTTTGAAAATGGAGAATCTTTAGGATCTGTTATGGAAAGAGTTGAATTTTGGATAAAGAAGTTCAAATCGGATAACCCTAAATATGGATATAATGAAAGTATCCAGGAAATGATTCCACAGAAAAAAAGATTAACAAAAAAATTACAGGTTCTATTAACACCAGAAGATGAAGATAACTTGAATACTATAATTATTCAAAAATCAATGGAGAATAGTACAAAACCTATACCAGTTTCACGATATGTAAGAAACATAATAGTTGAACATATTGTAAAAGAAACTTCACTCGAAAAACAATTAACAAAAATTAAGTAAAAAATGAGTAAGCACGAAGAAAACATTAAAAAGGAATTTGAGGCAGCTGAAGGTATTGAAGATACAAAAGCCGAAGTTGTTAAGAATGATGATGGTAAAATTTCTAACTTAGGAAAGGTTGATCCTACTAAGGGTAGAGGCTTTACTTCACCAGATGATCCTGAAATAAAAAGAATACAAGATTTAGCCGGATATATTAAAATTGATTTAAGTCAATTACCATCTGCTGGTAGATTTTATAGAGAAGATTTTGAAGTACATATTAGAGCTGCCAGAGTTGGAGAAATTAGAGACTTCTCTATGATGGATGAAACTAACATTAAAGAAGTTGATGATGCGTTGAATTCTATAATCGTAGGCTGTACTAAAATAATGTATGGTAATCAAAGAGGATCTTATAGAGATATACTTGAAGAAGACAGAATTTACTTAATTTTATCAATCCGTGAATTGACATTTAAAAAAGGTGAAGCAAAATTAATGATGCCAGTAGGTAAAAAGAAATGTACAACATCTACATGTAAAACTCAAGAATCAATGGAATTAAAAACAGAAAATGTTCAATTTAATGAAGTTGATGAAATGGTTGAAAGTTATTATGATGCAGAAAACAAATGTTATTCTATTCCTACTAAAAGTTATGGTGAATTAACTTTAGCACCACCTACAATCGGTGTTATGAGATCTATTACAGATTGGGTAAGAAAAAGAGAAGAAGAAAATAAACCTTGGGATAAATCATCCTTAGGTATATTACCTTATTTACAACGTGAATGGAGAGGTTTTAATGATAGAGAAATCTTTTCTGCTGTGACTGCATTCCAAGGTTGGGAAACAGGTAAGTATACATTAGTATTTAGATTAATTGAAAAAATGAAAATAGGAGTTAAGCCAGAATTTGGTTATCCTTGTCAAAGCTGTGGTGCGGAGATCACAGTTCCGCTTTCCTTTCCCGGCGGGCTTAAGTCTCTTTTCGTTATTTCAGATATCTCTTCTGAACTTCTATAAAGTTAGAGTCCTCCTTTTAGAAAAGTTGCATCTCCAGCCATCAGAGCTGGATATGCTTCCGTATTATGAATATGAGTATACACTTGAAATGTTCAATGATATTGTAAAAGAGCGTAATGATTCAGAATCAAAAAATAATCGTGAGCTCGAGGATAAATACAATATAGGAAATATGCAAAACCAGGCTAAGAAAAATATGAGCCAATATAAAGCTCCATCTATGCCTAAGATAAGCATGCCTAGACTCTAAAATATATAATACTGAATGGCAGCAGTAACTCTCAAAGATTTGATGGATCCGTTATCAAAGATCCAAGCAGCAGCAGAGCAGACTAATGAAAAATTAGATGCTCTTATTGCTGTTTCTACCGGTAATACTGGTGGTGGATTGGAGTTGGCTATCGTTACTCAATTAGAAGCACAAACAGAATATCTTAAAATAATTGCAGATAATAGTAGAGGTGGTGGATTAAGTGGTTTCTTTGGAGGAAAAGGAAATGAAACTAAAGAAGCACAATCTGCAGGTCAAGTATTACAACAATTAGGTTTAGGTGCTGGATCAACTGCTAAAGGAATGCTTCTTTGGATGTTAGTTCCTAAAAAGGCCGTAACTAAATTTATTGATTTTGTACAACAGGCCTTTACTGCTCTTGCTGAACAAGATACTAAAAAGGCACAAGAAGGCGTTGATGTATTAGATACTATGGGTGGTGCAATTAAAAAGTTTGCTACTGCTCTTGCTTTATCTGCCTTACTTATTATTCCAGGACTTATAGCTATTCCATTCTTAGTACTTGCAATTGGTTTAATGGCAGGTTCATTAGCCGTATTAGGAATGGCACAGAAGCAAGTCCAAAAAGGATCTGATGCATTAGATGGCATAGGAGATGCTATTCTTAGTTTTGCATTAGGTTTAGCAGGTTTTGCTCTAGTTACTATGTTTATATTAATGCAACCAATGATTTTATTAGGAATGGTTGGTGCCTTATTATTAGTAGGTGGAGCAGTAGCCATATTAGGGTTAGTAAGTAAGCAAGTTAGAAAGGGATCTGCTGCATTAGCTGTAATGGGATTAGGTTTAGGTGTATTCTCTTTAGGTTATGCCTTATTTGCTGTTATGACTAAAGATGTTACTTTTAAACAATTAGGAATGCAAGCTGCTATTCTTGTAGGTTTAGGATTAGCGACTGCTCTTGCAGGTTTTGCCTTTAGTTATATTATACAAGGTGCAGCATCTTTTGCTGCAATAGGATTAGGTTTACTCATATTCAATTTAGGTTATGTACCATTTGCTGAATCTACAAAAGATATGACAATGGAAGGAGTAGGTGTACAGCTTGCTATACTTTTAGGTTTAGGTTTAGAATTTGCCGCAGCAGGATTTGGTGCAATTGCAATTATTCCAGGAGCCGTTGCATTTGCTGCTATAGGTCTTGCTTTATCATTATTGGCACCAGGATTAGCTGCTATTCAAAAGGTTGACTTTACAGAGAAAGATGCAATGAAATTAACAACTACTTTAGCAGGTGTTAAATCAGCATTCTTAGGTCCTGGTAGTAAAAATGAAAGTGGAGTTACAGGATTCTTTAAGAAAATTGGTGGAGCTATAACAGGTGCAGTAGATGCTGTTAGAATGTTAGAAGCTGCTGCAGGTTTTGCTGCGGCTGGTGCATCTCTTTCAAAATTAGCAGTAGGTCTTAAAGATTACAAAAAATTAGATTGGAGTGATTCTGATAGTATGGAATTGACTACAGTCTTAAGTGGTATCACTACTGCATTTGCTCAGGCAGGTGGAGAACCTGCAAATCCTGGTGGATTGTTTGGAAAGATCTTTGGAAACTCATTTAGTCCTAATGCAACTGAAAGAGGTATAGATTCTGTAATGGATGCGGGTAAAGCATTAACAAATATAGCATCAGGGCTCAAGGCATTCCAAAAATTAATTGAAAGTGGAGTTAAGTTTGGAGAAGCAGACGAGAATGGAAGATATCAAGAAGGTACATTAGGATACGCCGTTACAAACACAGTAGGATTTATTAATGAAGCATTTGCTGCTGTTGCTGAACAAGGAACTGTTCCGGCTGGTGGATTCTTTAATACATTATTTGGAATTAAAAAGAATAAGGTTAAAGAAGGTATTGATTCTGTTAGAGGAGCCGGTAAATCATTAAAAGATATTGCAGATGGTTTAATGGGATTCCAAAATTTAATTAATAACGGTGTTAAGTTTGGTGATATTAATGCAGGCGCCGAAGGAGATTACGGCGGTAAAGATACTTTGGCATATGCTGTAATTAATACTGTAGGATTTGTCAATCAAGCATTTGCTGCTGTTGGTGATCAAGGGACAGTAGATAAAGGTGGATTCTTTGGTTCTTTATTTGGAATAAAAGAAAATAAAGTTAAAGTAGGTATTGATTCTGTTAAGGGCGCAGGAAAGGAGTTAATGAACATTGCAGATAGTCTTAAGATATTCCAAGAAATGATCGATAAAGAAGTTGATTGGGATAAGTTAGGTAAAGCAGTTACTAGATCTGTGAGTTTTGTATCTGATGCATTCTCTGCTGTTGCCGGTAAAGTACAAAAGAAAAGTATTAACTTAGGAATTTTTGGAAGTATCAGTTATTCTGAAAATACAGTTAAGAAAGGTATTAAAAAAATTAAAGGTGCAGGTTCTGAATTAAATAATATCGCTAATGCACTAAATACATTTAATGGAATTGAAGATGTAACAGGATTAGCACAAAAGGTTAAGACTGCCGTTAGTTTTGTTGGTGATGCATTCTCTGCTGTTGCTGGTAAAACTGGTAGTAAAGAAGCATCGTTCTTTGGTTTTAAAATTAAATGGGAACAAAACCTTGTAAAAGAAGGTATTAAAAATATAAAAGGAGCAGGTTCGGAATTAGAAAATATTGCTAATGGTTTAAAAACATTTGAATTAATGTCAGATCCTGTTAAAGTTGCACAAACTGTAGGTACCTTATTTAATTCTATTGCAGATACATTTACTAAATTTTATGGATCAGGTGAAGGTGTATTCTTCTCTGCTAAAATTGATAATTTTTCAAGTTTCATAACAACTATAGCAGATGTTGCAGAAGATGGACATCTTATTACTGCTGCGGATGGAATGTCGGCTATCGCAGATGCAGTTAATTCAATTGATTTAGATGCGGCAGATGCAATGGCTAATTTATTCAAAAGCTCAGCTGAATTACAATCTAACCGAAGAGCTTACATGGCCTTAGCTGATGCAGTCCAAGAAATCTCTACTGTATTAAGTGGAGATGGGGAAGGTGACGGTAATGAAAGTGTTATTGATAAAATGAATCCATTCAAAAAGAGTGAACCTAAAAACAAAAGCCTTAATGCTACTCTTAAGAATATCAATAAAACCATGGGATCTTTACAAAGTACCATGAATAGATTACCTGGTGCTATTCAATCTATTAAAATAGTCGTAGACGATTAATCAATTATTTCTTAAAACCTTTTCACATTTAAGCTATATAAAATTAACAGAGAGTAACTAAAATATAGTAATATGGAAAAAAGTATAGTGTGGTTTGATTTAGAAACTACAGGTGTAAACACAAGCTCGGATCGTATCATTGAAATATGTATGATAAAAACCGATGCACAAGGAAATGAAATAGGTGTATACCATAAATTGGTACATCCTGGTTCAGAAATAGAAATGAGGCAAGAAGCTATTGATAAACATGGAATAACTTATGAAATGTTAGAAGGTAAGGATACCTTTGATATGATAGCAAAAGAAGTCTTTGATTTTATAGGTGATAGTAATTTAGGTGGATATAATGCACTTTATTTTGATGTACCTATGTTAGTAGAAGAATTTATGAGATGCGGTATTGCATTCCCTCATCGCCAAAGAGCTGTTATTGATCCTTTCTTAATCTATTCAAAATATGAAAGGAGAGATTTATCTTCTGCATATAAAAAATATACAGGAAAAGAATTAGAAGGAGCACATAGAGCAGATGTTGATATTAGAGCAACTATGGAAGTTTTTAATAAACAAGTAGAACTTTATGATATGCCTAAAACAGCCGAAGAGATTGATGAAGTTGTAAATGAATCAAGAAAGAGTCAAGTTGATTTAAGCGGTAAATATAAAATTGCTGAAATAGGAGGTAAGAAAGAAATCGTATTTAACTTCGGAAAGAATAAAGGAAAAACCTTTAAAGAAGTTTATGAAACAGATTCAAGATATATTGAATGGATGATTGATAAAGGAGAATTCTCAAAGGAAGTAAAAATCATCTCTCGTAAGCTCATGGATAAAATGAGAGCAGAAAACATCACCCTTTAATTGTTAATAACTTTTTAGAAAAAAGTATCATAAAAATTTTCAGTTCAGAAAATTTTTGTTTATATTTATACTATAAACTATACTTAAATTTAAAAACATGGCGATAACAACAAAACCGATGCCCCAACAGATTCATGTAGATCTTAAA